GTTAGCAAAAAAAGAAAATGTACAAGTGCTCAAAGTTAATGATGCTGTTCCAGAAGCACTACCTATAGTTGGAGTAAAAGTCTCTGCGCTGTGAGTCGGTGAAATTATATGGAAATCGGCAGTTGAACTCGAATAGCAAACAACGTATGGAGTATTTGTAGCAAGTTCGGCAGTATAGGGATCTCTAACACCTGTCCCTGCACCAGGAATTTTTATATCCCTAGCACCCAACCCGTTTACGTTTAAGGTAGCCCCTGTTGAGACTGATAGTGTGCTGTGGAACATAACAACAAACGTCATGCCGTCAAAATAAGCCGCCGGCGCTGGTGTAAGTGTAACGGTGTAGTTTGGAGCCGTTGCGCTTGTTGTTACTGCTTTTGTAACATCAAGAAGCTGCCCATAGCTTAAGTATTGATCACCAGCAGTAGCATTGCCTACACCTGTATGCTTGTAGCTACCCATCGGTAAATTAGCAGTAGGTGTATTCTGACCGTCTTTTGCTAAGGCATTGTTGATACCAGCAGCAAAGTCATTATCTTGCGTGTCGTGCCTGCCAGCTTCAATGCCAATGCCTAGACCAGCATCACCAGTCCAGCCACCTGTCCCTGCATTACCTTTTGTATACGTTCCACCACTCCAAGGCATGTTATTCTCCTGTCATTTCTCTTTCACGTTGGGAAATTGCTAGTCCTTGTAATGCTTTTACCAATGGATCTTCAGGCGTTGGTATTGCACCACCAATTCCTCTCATAGCTCCACCAATTACACGTTGCCCTCGTGGTGTTCCTGCTAATGCTGCTCCACTTGCAACTGCTGCTCCAAGAGGGCCACCCAACAAATATGCACCTGGCAGTCCAAAAGAGCCAGTTGTGTATGTAATTCGTGCTAAGTCACGCATATCTAATTTGAATGTGCCCTTTGCTGCCCTATCTAGTATTGGAAGCGCTACTATTAAGTTTTGTTTTTTGCGGTTTAATTCTGATACTTCAGGCACGTACTTTTCTACGCCAGAACGTAAGTCCGAATAAAGTGCTCGCCAGAAACCTGATTGATATGTTGGATCTGTTTGTGGGGACTTCCATTTTTGTCCAACTGCTTTTTTCTGTTGGTTAAGATAACGTAATGAACCATCTTGTTTTGTTTTTTTATTGAATGATTCTTGTAGATCAATAATGTAATCTAGATATTTATCCTTTTCTTTTTCGGTCGGTACATTATCTTCAATCCAAGCAAAAGCCCTGTCATAATCAACCGTTGGAGTTTCTGTTAATGTTTTTTCTGCATTGGCTATCGCAGTTTGAATGTTTTTTTCAGTCGCCTGTAGTGCGGTTTTAGCTTGCGTTCGTATTGTCTTAGGGTCTTTAGTTGGACTAATTACATTGTCTTGTAGTAGTTCATTAAAGCTCTTACTAAGTTGCGTTTCTAATGTTGCATCATCCACAACATTTTCTGGTACTTCTATAAATTGATTACGAGCTTTGTTGTAATCACCTTTGGTAACGCCCAATCCAGTTCTTTGTAGTGCAAGGCCACTTCTTTCAAGCCTTGGAGCAATCGTTCGTGCTGCTCGCGCTGCGCCTAAAGGAGCTGCTACTGCACCAATAGCACCACCAATATCACCACCTACTGCCTCACCAGTTTTATATCCACCATATCCTAAAAGACCTGCACCCAGCTGTGCTCCTAGTTTTGCTTTGCCTACAGGTATAAGAAACTCTGTTAATTCTTGTACTCCTGTTTCTGGTCTGACCCCTAGCTCTTCTGCTGCTCTTTCGATGTCCCTACTTACCATAGTTGACATTCTTGGTAGTTGTACATCGGCACCAAGTGCTTGCATGAGTGCCTCACCGCCCATAATAGGCAAGTCAACTAATCCACCAACAGTTCTATATGCAGCAGCAGGAATGTCAAAAGCTGCTTGCCCAATACCATAGCTAGGCTCTACGGTAGGAGTGGGTGTAGATGGCTTCCAGCCTGTAGCCTGTGCCAATTCAAGCTCTGCTTGTGCAACATCAATTTGTAATTGAAGCTCTTCTTCAGGAGTCATTTACCGTTTCCCATATTGTTGTAAAAACGCGTGTAATGCATTGAAATATTCTTGATCAGACTCAAATTGTTCTCGTACTGGTTTTTTTGAAATTCCTACACTGGTTGTTGCTGCACTAGGGGTTGTAGCTACGGTAGGAATAGGTTTTTCATTTGTTGTTATGCTTTCAGTTATATATTTTCCTCCCGTTTGAATAGCATTTTGCAACTTGCGTCTTATTTCTGTTGGTGCAACGTTAAGTGTTTCTAATAGCATATCTGCTTTTGTAAAACTGTCTGTTGCTAATTCTTTTAATCCAGCAATAGTTTCAGCTTTTGTTTGCCTGTATCTTTCTCCAAAGATTTTTTGTAATTCAGGTTTTTCTACTGCTGTAAATTGAGAACCAAATTCTTTTTTTCTAAAAATTTGTTTGGCTAGTTGATATTTTGTTTGTAATCCTTTGAAAACATCTTTTTGTTTTAGGTTATTGTAAATTCTCCTGTTTTCAGCACTAAGTTTGCTTGCTAAGCCCCATTCGTCAAGATTGATCCCTAATTGAGTTATCAATTTAATTTCCGCTGGTTCTAATTGCTCAAAAGCATCAGCAATATCCACCATAGCGTTTCCAAATTGATTCAAATCGGTTAGCATTTTTCTATCGCCTTGTGCTAACTTTTGACCTTCATTGTTTTTTAAAAGGTTTGCTTCTTGTCTTAGTTGTTGTCGTTCTTTTCTGTTTTGGCTTCTTAACGTTTCTAAATCTATTCTACCTTGCTGTTTTATTTCTTCTTCTTCTTTGAATCTACGTGTACGACGTTCTTCTTCTGCTATTAGATCTGCTGTTTTTTGCTCTCGCTCTTGTATTGTTCCAAGCTGCCGTAATGCTATTGGTGCAAGTCTTCCCGATATATCTGTTGGTAAGTCAGTTATTGCTGTATCTAAATCTGCTCTTGTTCTTGCACCAACTATGTTAGTAAGTGCTGGCATCAACAATTCATTTTGTTCTGCTGCTTCTTTCCTAGCTTGATAACCAAGCAGACCTGCTAACAACGAACCACCAAGCACTGTTGCAATGTTGCTTGAAGATGAGGCATACGGACGAACAAGCTGTGGCAATGCACTTGCTATAGTACCGCCAATTTGCCCGTAAATGTTTTCACGAGGGCTAAACCCTATGCCTTGTTGTTGTGCTAAGAGTTTTGCGTATTCGTCTGCCATTATTACCCCTTAATCTAAAAGTCCTGCTTGCACTCCTTGTGCAAATCCTTGTGCAGCCATGTTGCCAGCAGAAGGGCTAGGAGGTAGTGGTGCTGGAGCTTGTGGGCCGTATTTCATTCCTGCAATCATATAGTCGTGTGCCATTTGTTGATTGGCTAAGTCTAATTGTTGTTGTGGTGTTAGTTTACTGAAATTTGCTGCTTGCGCTGCACCAAGTGTTGCGCCACTTGACATACGCTGCATAGCAAGTTGGTTAGCCATTTGTTCACGTTGTAAGTCAGCTTCAGTCTTAAATTGTTGTTGTTGTCCAAACTGTTGATAGAACGGACTGTATGCTCCAAGCATTGCAGCAGGAGCTTGATACTGTTGTAGAGCTTGACCAAATCCTTGTGCCTGTACTGCTTGTGCTTGTTGCTGCGCTTGCTGCATAGCTCCTTGCCTTGCCAAATCCTGCCGTTGATTAAGCTGTGCTTGCATGGTTTTATACGCTTCACTGTTAGGGTCTAAGCCCCTTTCAGCAGCCATTTGCTGAAACTGCGCTTGCTCTCTTTGGAACTGTGGCCCTTGCGTCATCTCAAACTGATTCATGACATTCTGATACGCTTGATTCATCATGTCTTGATAATTGCCTGGCTGAAATGCCCCTGCTCCTTGTATTTGTCCCATGAGTGATTCAATACCAGCAGCAGTCTGTCCACCTACTCGCTCGAACTGTTGTTCTGGTGCAAGTGTTTGTATAGGTGCTGGCTCGCCACTTGGTTCTTGATATAGACCAGCTTCCTGCAACCTTGCTATTTGTTTAGGACGTAAATCTTTACCAGCAGCTTGCTTAGCTTGTAGCTCTTTAATTGTGAGCTTATAAGGCTTGCCAGTCTTAGGATTGATGTTTGGACTTTGTGCTAATGCACCTTTTCCTTTCTTTTTCTTTGCCATAATTATACCTGTCCACCTCTATCGAATCGAATCTCAAATCCATATATCTGTAAATCTGACTTGTTTACACTGCCTCCAAATCGAACAGCAGCACTATGCCCCTGTCCTCTCACTGCATATCTATTGAAAATATATTCAGTAGGAGAACTCCAAGGACTTCCCCAAGGACTTCCCCAAGGTGTTAAGATTGCGGGCCCTGTACTTACAGAATCCACTTGTGCTTGCCTTTGAAAATCTATGTCTAGCCCTAATGACAAAGTTAGTCCTTTTCTACTTCGTATTAGTGGACGTATATCCTTAAACGCCTTGTAGTTGCCTCGTGAGTTGTAAAAAGAAAATGCCGTCCTACCATTAAATGTAATAGAATTCCCTTTGTCTGTGGAGCCTATTTCTCCTTTATAAACATACCCATGAAAGCTCCCGTAATATGGCTGTCCATCAACGAGAGCAAGGGTAATGCCATCTTCATTATCAAATAGCTCATATACGCACCAACCACCTGTGTCTATGCTGAACACAAGCATAGTGGTTACGCCCTCACTGCTTGGTACGTTTACAAAAACGCGCCTTCCTTCTGGCCAGAATATGCCATGCCAACGTGGTGAGAATTTTACTAGGCTTACATATTGGCTGATATACGGGTTCACCCTAGCACTAACTACGTTTGCTGCTTGGTCTGTACTGACCTGAAATAGTGCTGATACAGGAACAATACCTTGCTGCGTTAGTATCCAAACGTCGTTGTTGACTTTAATAAATGCTCTAAAGCCTAGTGGCTTACCAATGTAGTATCTTGCTACAAGTCCCCAGTTAGTATCGCTAGGGTCAGTACCAGCATAAAAAACTACTTCTCCTTCACTGCTAATAGCAAAGAATAGGTCTTGGCTTGTTTGCGCTGTTTGATTGGTGTAGCTGCCAGCAAAGACAAGGAAGCCCCCCTTCTTCATGCTGTATTGCAAGTCAAAAGAATTGAGCGGATTAGTGCCTCCTGGATCTCCTACTTGTTGTGTGTCGCCATACCAAAATTTAAGAGTGTCTTTTTCTACAAAATATAGACGCTCCCTATAAGTGCTAACGTTGATTAGGTTAGCAAGTGTAACGCCTGTAAAGGTAGAATCTGCTACTGTGCTACCGTCATACACCTGCATGGTGTCTTCTCCATTGCACATATACAGTCTGCTACCAAACTGCTGCGTCTGCATATTGGAGAAAGTTGAGGTAATTGGTGTTGAACCAGTTATGTCAGTAGCAACACCTGCTACAACCTTAAATATCTTAGGAGTCCCACCTTCTGAGACTACAATCATTTCAGAACTGCCATCTGCTTTATTATAGTCTGCTATAGTGTTTACAGCAGTATTTGCAGCAGATAGGTCTACATACTCTTCATAACCTTTACGAGTGATAGGCGCAGTACCACCAGGGAACACATTTACCAGCTCCAATGCAAAAGACGGATCCATATCATCAATAGGACTTATGAGGTCTAAGCCTCCATATGGTGGAGGCATGGTAAACGCTTCATGCGCCATTAGTTACCCTCTAGTAAAATCTAGCACCAGCAAGGTCACGGTTAAAACTTGGATTCATTGTATTTAGCGCTTGTTTTTTTGCGAATAGACTTCGCGCCCTGTCAAGCATTGGATTGAAACCTGTGTTCATTCCTGGCTGCATAGCTGGCATGTTAGCATTAAATGCTGGTTGCACTGACTGCTGCATTGGTGGCTGTATTTGAGTATATCTATCTCGCATTGCTTGCTGCATTTCTGGAGGTAGGTTTACTGGCCCACGATACATCGTGTCTTGAATAAACAGTGGTTGATGTTGCAATCCTCCTTCTGGTGAAGGAATACCCTGTGCTGCCCCTCCTAGTGCTGCACCTATACCTTGTGTTGCTCCTGCCCCGAAACCTGGTGACAGTGGTGCCATGCCAGGTTGTTGAGTAGGCATAGGTCTAAACGCCATCATGTCCCCAGTTGGTTGTCCCATTACCATTGGAGATTGTGGAGCTTCCATTGGCATTTGTGTTGCAACATCAGCCATACTATTTTGTTGTGGTTGTCGCTGCCTAACTGGTAGACCTGCTTCTTGCCTCATGTCACGACGCATTGCTCGTGCTGCACCTCGTCCTTGAGATTGTCTAACTTCTTGGATGCGAGCACGTTGCTCATCTGAAAGTCGTCCTCTTCGTGCAGGGCCTCGCCCCATCATTCCATCTGCCATTATTGTACTCCTTGTGGTTGATCAATTATATCCGATCCTAAGCCAATTACATCTGTATGGTATCTTGAGTCATAAGGTATGCCTTTCTTTTCTGCATATTCCATCTTTCTTTGCAGACGTTCTTCGTCAGTATATTTAGGCACATACTCACCATTTTTTACCTGTTCACCAATTTCTCGCACTCTATCTAAACTGCCTTTTTTACCACTAAACAATACCGATCCTTTGTCTGTTTCAAACAAATTTTCATCCATTGCTGCTTGTACAATTGTGCGTCTTTGGTCTTCGCTATATCCACTTAGATAATCTGGAAACGCTTCAAAGAGCGCATATTCACCCCATAAATCTTCTGGCCTACCAAGTGCTTGCAGTTCTTTTATGTCGTATTTCCTTCCTTTAAGTGGGCCTTCATCCCAAACACTGTCACGTAAATGTTCTGGTAAATCTTCTTTAGGCACCATGGTTTTTTCCATGGCATTGATTGCCCATTCACGTTCTGCATCTGAAGCTGCGTTTTCTGCTACTGCTTCCCAACGATCCGCTTGATATTGTTCTGTAGTTCTACCACCTATTGCTCCTAACCGTTCGCCAAGACTTGCCCAACCTCTACCTACTGTTCTTCCAATAATTGAACCAGCAGCAGCACCCAATCCGCCACCCATTATTCCACCTATGATTGCACCGCTTGTAGTGTAGAATCCTTCAACTGCACCTTTTCCTCTTCTACTACCTTTAAGTGCATTATTGAGTGCATCCCCTACATTGTATGCTGCTACAGCATAACCAGCAGCAGAAGCAGCACTGGCACCTGCTCCAGCTCCTCCAGTACCAGCAGTAGTAGTTCCTGCGGTTGTTGTTCCTGCGGTTGTACCACCAGCAACACCACCTGCTGTGGTTCCACCTGTTACGGCACCAGCAGTTGTACCTCCTGCTGTAGCACCTCCAGTTGTTGCTGCTGTAGTTGTGCTACCAGTGCCAAGTAAACTTGATTTTACACCCAATTTAGTTGCGATTGCTTTTCCTGTTTCTCCTAACAACGGCTTGCCCATTAAATAATTCATGCCAGCTTTAGTTGCCAAGGCTCCTGTTAGCTGCCCACCAAGTTGTTGTCTGCCAGCTCGTCCTTGTTGACTTGCAATAAGTTTTTCTTGCTCTATAGCTTGTTGCCTTCGTTGCTCATCCCACTGAGCACTTTGCGCTCCAAGACCTGATTGCTGATATGCCTGTGCATAAGGTACACCTTGCTGCACAAGTGCCATGTACTGGTTATATGCATCCATGCTCATTATATAAACGTACCAAACGTACCAAACGTAGCTACACCATCACGCGCATACATAGTGTCTTGCGCTGTAGTACCAGCTAGTAGAATTTTCTGAGGATTCATCCTGCTATAATCTTCATTTAGTTGTACGTCGAATTTAGGGACTACGGTTAGTCCGTGAATTTCCGCAAATCTTTCTAATACTCCTTGCTCTAATGTCTTCTCACTAAAGATTGATACATCAGTATCAGCAAGGAATTCTGGGTACGCACCATCATAGTATGTCCAGGTCACTCCCCCGTCGGACACACTGCCAGAAGTATGAGTAGGAGGAGTGGGGCCACTGGTTCCTCCAGAAATTGTAGTATAATAGTTTCCATTATAGAACGTGTAGGCTCCTGCCCCGTATAGTGTTCCTGTTACCCATGTAGCTGGTCTTGCATAACGCTCTGCTACATACTCAAAGATAATTACTTCACCAGAAGTATCTGGAGTAGGCTCTATCAATATCTGATTGCTTCCTAATCCTCTAAACTGAAAACGCTGAAACACCGTAGAGCTTAATCCATACCCTATAATGTCAGCGTATTCTTGCTCACTCATTGGCCCTAACAAACGCCAGCGAGTCGAACTGTTCCAGAATGTATTGTAATGATATTGGCTGAAAGCTGCTGGTAGTGGGTAAGAAGATTGCCCAGCAGTTAAGGTGAAAGAACCAGAAGCGAACAGTACAGGCCAGTTGTACTGCTCGCCCATTAAACGATTGATGCGCTGCACCATTGTACGAAGCTGTTTTGTAGTAGTCTCAGTAGAGGCTATTACATTACTTTCAACGGTATAACCAGCTTCATTAGCAACGTTTTCAACAATCGTTCTTAATGTCATTCATCCTGCTTTCGAGGTCTGCCCCTCTTTTTTTCACTTGGTGCCCTTTCTAATGAAATCCCTTCTGTAGCTTCAATTCGCTGCATAAGAAGTTCCACTTGATTCTCTAATCTTTCAGTGCGCTTCTGTTCACGCTCTAATGATTCTCTCAGTGCAACCACTTGTGCCTGTGAGCCATTAGCTGCTTCTAACCAATCTTGTGCTTCTTTGATATATTGAGATAGAGGCCCCATGCGTCTGCGAACATCATCATTCGCTTCTGCAAGTTGCTCTACTGTTCTGAATCCAAGGTATGCAAGCTCGTGTAGTGCGCTTGCTGTAATCCGCGTCCACTCTTTTAGTGGCATCCCAGATTGCACTTCACCCATGCCGTTTGAAAAAGCAGCCCATAGCTCTGGGTGTTCGTGTTTGTCGCTTTCTTGCAATGCTCTGACTGTCTCATCACCACCAGGCCATTGAATAGAAATAGAAGGAACCTCGTCGTAAATATCTCTACCTGCGTCGAGACTTTTTTCGTCGTTCTTACGAACTACGTTAAGGAATTTGATGTTAGCACCAGACCACTTGCTACGCTGTTGGTTCTGTTGCCCATTCATAATACTAGTCCAGTCAATTCGAGCCATAATGTTCTCCTATATAGGTTTAACCCAAATATAGCTTAACACACTTTATAGCCACAATCTCAATTAGGGAGAGAGCCGAAGCCCTCCCCCTGGGCTTCTTTGCTAATTGACTACTAGGTAACCTGTAGACTTGAGTTCTACTGCTGCTGCACCAGTGTTCGTTGTGAGTCCCACAACGTTCTTGATAACAGTAGTAGAAGCATCGTCTGCGACACCTGCTGTTGCAGTAGTGTTGAGGTTAGCGTCAGCAGCGTAGGAAGCAGCAGCTTTCCCTTGGATGCCTGTACCAACTCCACCACCACCGATACCGCCAACCCATACCCAGAGGTACTCGTTGTCAGCAGCAGCTACTTGAGCCACACCTACTTGCAGGTTGTTTGAACCAGCGTTTGTAGTTGTGAGCATAGCAGCCTGTCCATCGTCTGCGATTTTAACGAAGGCATACTGGTCAACTGCACCGTCAGCCTGGACAAACATCCATTCGCCGTTAGTGTCTGAACCAACATCACCTACTACAGCAGGAAGAGGAACAGTAGTACCGTCCCATACCTTTCCACCGTTTACTCCAAATGATCCACTTCGTGACATGTCTGTTCTCCTTATCTAATACTATTACGCGTAAATAACAGCTTGTAGAGCCGGAGCTGAACAGCAGAGGTTTCCTTCAACGATGATAACCGTGAAGAAAGCATCTTGGTCAACTGGACGAGCCATGTCAGGTGCGAGTGGCTTGAAGTCAGCTCCACGAACCATGTCCATAGTCCAGTATTTAGTGTTCAAGAGTCGGCAGCTATTTGATTCGAGTACAGCAGAACCATATCCACCGTCGAATACAAATGAACATCCGTCATACTCAAGTGCTCGGAATCCAGCTACCGCCTTCTTGGTTGGTGCCTGAATTCGCTGAATAGCTGTTAGTGAGTTATGAAGGAACTTCCATGCTGTTCTTTCCATGAGACCGAGGTCAGGCATCTCATCACCACGAGTAACTCGTGAGATAGCGTCTGTAACCTCTTCCTGCACGTTAAGAGCAGTTAGTGTTACGTTCTTAGCGTAGTTACGAGCAAATACGTTAGCTGAACGGTCAATTCCTCCGTAAGTACCAGAAGAAGGAGAAGTCGATACGGCCTTCTTGATACCATCGAATTCAAGTCCTCCAGAACCAGTTCCGTCACCTCGGATAGAGGTTCCCACTGTGTTCTTGAGTCTAGCGATAGCAGCTTGAATCTTGGTCTCTACGAGATCAAGGAGCTGTGCGTCATCTCGGTTAGCTCTTCTGTCACGCCCTGAGATTGCAACTGGCTCATAAGCCTGCTTAATAGCGAACTTGAACGCGGTGAAATCGTCAATAGCGTCTAGGTTAAATGATGAGAATCCAGAGTAGAAACCACCTACTGCTGAATCGTTATACATGATTGGCTTTCTGAGTTCATATCCCCCAGAAAACCGTCGTACCAATCCCTGCTCCTGCAAAGATGCAAGAAGAGGGTTATGGTGCAATACTTCGTCAGCAATAGCATCGCTCTGGTCAAAGAGGGTAGCTACCACCGCTTCTTCTAAATTTGCCATTTATTTCCCCTTATTATTCTCCGCTGTGAAATCTACGTTGGAGATTTTCTCGTAAGTTTTTTGCTTTAAGTGCCGGGGTGCCACTCCCTGTGGAGCCCGAAATGGATTTTGTAGCTGACTTGGCCTTCTGAGTTGCTTTGACTTTTTGCTGTACGTTTACTGGGGCTTCTAGTCTTGCGTTTAGACCTGCAAAAGTAGGATTACCTTTAGTAACGTAATTATAGGCAGTCTCAAGTATTTCTTGAGGGGTGCCACCTTTCTCAGATAGGGCTGCCACTATTGGAGCCATGGCTTCTTCTAGCTGTTGAGCTGTGCCAGGGTCTCGGAATAAAGGCTTGCTACTTATAAACGATTGTACAGCATTATAGTTTTGTTCTACAAGGGCACTTTCTTGCTGTTGTTGCAATAATTGCTGGATCTGGCCTTGAGCAATTTCTTCGGCTTGTTCCTTAGTCAGATACTCAGGCTGCGCTTGCTGCTGATATTGTCCATCGGTGTATTGATGATTGTATAAGTCTTCAAGTGACAACCCGTATGCTTCTAGCCACTGAATAGCCGTATCAACTGGGTCAGCTTTCATAGCTCTGTCCCACTCGATAGAGCGCCTTGCAACGTCAGTGAGCTGAATACCCTGTTTCAGGTATTCAGGCTCATATTCTTTAATTGTATCGTAGAATCCGTTAATCCGCTTCTGCGCTTCATTCAGCTTGGCTGCTTCACGCTGATAGTGGCTGCGAGTCTCATAGGCTCTACGAGACAGGTAGCTTTGTAGAACATGAGCATTTTCTTGCGTTGGATTGAGAAAGGCTTCTCGTTCCGCATTGTTCATATCCCCAGGAGGGGCTACCGCAACCCTTTCATTCTCCTGGCTCGCCGTCTCTTGACTATCCAGTCCCTCATCATCTTCAAAATTTTCATCATCTTCCAACTCTACGCTAGTAGGTTCTACCCTATCTGACTCATCATCTGCGTCGAATTTTGACTCGAGACTGTCACGAAGGGAAACCCCTACTTTCTCTGTATCTGCTACTACTTCAGTATCCTCTGAGTTTGCCATCTTTATACCTGTCAATTACTTTATCCCTTAGAGAACGGACAAGATCCGCCTCCCTACAAGCACTTTCCTTTTTGGGGTCGTAGCCATTAGCATAAGCCGTCCCAACCTCTTCCATGCCGTAAGCCTTGTATTCAGCCCGTAACGCTGCTTTGCTGGTATAGTATTTACCAGTCACTGGAGAACGCGTAGGAGCCATCTCGTCCGTGGGGTAATTATCAATAGCCCACGAAACCTTTTCTGTAGGTTCGTTGAATGGATTGTCTTTACCGAATACCTTTTCACCTAGTGTGCCAAACCGAGTCGGCCATGTGCTTGCCTTCTTCATATCAGTCATCATCCAATAGCATTAAAATAAAAAGCTGTTTTATTCGTGTCTGTCTATGGGCATCCAGACCATAGAATTGGGTCTGGAGTGCCCCAGATAGTAACTGGTCAAAATTGATTTTTTTGGGTGCTTCTTCAGGGTATTCTTCTTTATACCGTTCTAGCAAGATTTTTACCGCAAGCTCTTCTTCCTCTCGTAGCTGCTGCTTCTTACGTTTGCGATAAACGTCAAGAATATCGCTGGTGTCAGGAGTCTGATATTGTTTTGGATTAAGAAGTAGAAATAACGTCATTTAGCTCATTTCAAAAACAAACTGTATTTTATTTGCATCGGCAGGGTCATCACCATAAGACACAAGCTGCTCTAAACTCTTATTACCATAATGTGTCGGGTCTAACCCTTTTAACAAATCCAATATCTCACCTTTAATCAGCAATATGGTATCTTGTGTTGTGCTCTCTGCATCTACTACTACTGGCTTAAACCGTATCATGATAAAACTGTCATCCCACTCATAAGGGCCATATGACTCTAAGTCTGCTACCGTTTTGTTCTGAAACTCTGGTTGGTGCACAATCTGTAGTGCTGCTAACAACGTATCTTTAGATGTCGATACACGCTCTGTTACTTTTGTAATTGCTTCACTCATCTTAGGTTCCTGTTATAAATATATTCGTGCCGTCAGTAGAAATACCTTGTGCATTACTCACTCCATGCGTCCACGACTTTACTTGATGCAATAACTTCGATTGGCTATTTACCTGCCACATATGTACTTCCGTAGCTGTCAGACCATAAAAGACTTGCCCGTCATAGGTCATATCTCGATATTGTACGTTGGTTAGAGGGTTTACAGAATACTGCGCAACCCTGCTACCAGCACCCGCAGGTTCTATTTGATAAGCACGAACTGCCATTAATTGCCCCCTCCTACATCGTCACCTCCGGTATCTATAGGGTCAGGTGGGTCAGGTGGTATAAACAGCCCATCGTTAAATAATGCCCATATATAATAACCATCATATTCTACGGCATAGGGGGCTGCTGTTGTGCTAGTGCTTATCCGCCCTGCTCTTAATGTTTTGGTTAATGCACCATCAATAGTACGCTCAATAATATTCCAGAACGTACCTACTACTTTCCAACAATAGAATCTATCAGCCCTACAGCCCTCAGCGTCATTAAATGCAATACCCCTATACTGTCCTGATTGAATGTAGCCTTTTACAAATGTTGCTTTGTCAGAATCGTAGTAATGCAAAAGATGTCTACCATTGTTATTTAGTACCCAAAGATGCTCGTTGCCTAAGATGTCAAAGTCTCCTAGCAACGCAATACCGCTAACAGCATTTACGCGAGTACCATCTTTAGTAAAGCTGTATAGAGTAGGCATTAGTTTCTCAAATACAAATTCGCATTTGCTATAGTGAAAGTATTAGTTGCAGTAGTTCCTGTAGCTCGTACAAAAACACGCACGAACGCATAACAAATTGGAAACACCAAACACCTGCTTATGCCAGATACTCCTACTGCTGTATCGTCATACACCCAACTACTTAATGGGCCATTCGTATGCTTTGCGTAATTAGTACCATCTAAACTACATTCAACTTCAAAAGTAATATCAGTAGGTGTGCTTGCTTTTGTAAGAGTAAAGCTAACTGCTGCCTCTTTGTATCCAGAACATGCAATGTTTGCGGATGTCGCTGTCGTAGTAACATTATTATATGTAGTGTTGATAGCAGTTAGTACAGTGTTAAGGCTTTGTGTCTTAGTATAAAGATGCCCACTCGTATCAACAGTTAAGTATCTAGCATTTGCCTTGGTGTTGTTTGTACTTGCAGGAAATACATATTGCTCGCCTGCCGCGGTGTAGCTAACAACGTTAAAACTCGCATCAGGTGTTAGTGCTAGTTGGTAAACTACGCCCCCAGACTCAAACAAGGTTGGCTGCTTCTGTAATCCTGACAGTAGCTCTTTACTTGCTATAGGCATTACATTACCAGCGAGAGCTGCACCTGCTGCCGTATTGCCCTGCACCTGCTGTGCGTTAGCTCCAGTGTTGTTTACCTTCGTGTTTAATGTGCTAAGTGTTGCCTCTGTTGCTGCACCTGTAGGTAGCGATACAGTTCCAGATATATTATTTATGTTCCACGTACCACTTTGTGTAGCTGCTACTGTGCCGTCTACAGTTATCGAACCACCGTTATCAGTAATAGGTATTGCGCTTTGGTCACTAGCAATAACAACTGGCAAGCTATTTGCCATTGTCTCTTGCCCAGCTACATCTCCAATATCACCAATAGCAGTTAAGATACTACCGCTTGGTGTTACCTTCACATTGTAATAGGTGCCACCACCACTAGAACTTCTTCCTGCTATAACACTTCTGTTTAAGACTGCTAACGTCTCATCTGTTAATGCAGTTGTAACTTTTTCTAAACTCGTTGTGGTGCCACCTGCTACACACGCCGTATATAAAATGAGATTCGTAGCATCAGCACTTGTCTTGGTAACTTGTATGGTAATAGGAAGGTTAGGGTCTGCAATAGAAGGGTTTAATTGTAGGTTCGGAAATCTTAGCGTATGAAAGACTACCCAACTACCATCAGGGCTAAACACTTCATACTGTACAGGAGCGCTACCTAACCACGCCCACCTGATTCTAAACAGATTGCTCTTTGTAAAGTCTATAGCTTCTGGAGTACCTGCTCTCGTAAATGCACTGCCACTGCTTCCATCTAACGGGTCACCATTAAATGATGCATACGCTACTTGCGTATCACTGCCACCACTACGCCTACTAGCTCCAAACGTCAGCCCCTCATAACCAATGAAGAAACCATTGTTGGCATCGAATAGCCCAATACGCTGCACACTGTTAGCACTTGTTGGAGTAGTAAATGCTGCTGTAAAATAAACGTACTGCTCATTGCCAGGTCGGTACTTAACCTCCTGTACACTAACGCCACTTACCTGAGAAGTTGCATTAGTGCCACTAGCGTACAGAGCATGACCGTTAGATATAGAAGCACTGGCACCTCCAGTAGCACTGTTGCTAATTACATTTGTATCAAAAGCAGTGTCAAAAGCTAACTCTACTTGATTGGTTCTGGTGCCTACACTTGCTACACCCAAAATATCAGTGTTTGCTGCACCGCTTGCTGTACTGTTTGCTATTTGTTGTAAAGTTGTCTCAGTCGCAAAATTAGGAACCGTAAGATTTTCAGCACCAGCCCCTCCGTAATCAACAACAACTACCTGCGATTGTTCCCCACCTTTTTCGACACTGCGTACAGGGATGTCAGGATTGGAACTGGTGGGAGCATTGGATACGGTTACGTTATCAGCCACTGTTAATCCTCATCCTCTACAGACTCAATCTGAAAGTTGGTGTTGCCTTCTTCGTCTGTTTCCATCTTACCAATTTTCTTAGCTGCTTTTGGTATGATGTTGTTAATGACAATAGGCTGTTGTTCTGTCTTAGGTGTAGTAACCTCCGTTACCATTTGCTGCTGCGTCTGCATTGCAAGCCGTATCTTTTCTAGCTCTTGCTCTTGGTTGAGTCTGCGTTCTTCTAATAGCTTCTCAGACTCTTTCATTCTTACGGCCATGTTCTCAAGTTCGAGCCTCTGTAGATCAATGAGTTGTTCCACACGCTGTGCTTCACGCTTGGCTTCAGTTGAGTCAACTTTAACTGCTGTCTCTGCTTGGATTCTTGCAGTCTCAAGCTGTATCTTTTGTTGCTCAAGTTGCAGTTTTTGTGCATCGACTTGTGCTTTTTGTCCTGCGAGGAATTCATCTACACTTGCCTTTTTGTATGCTATCTCTACTTCTGATTGTGCTTGCATCATACGAGATTGTGCATCAGCTTGTGCCATATACATCTTCTGATTTGACTCTTGTGCCTCCATTTCAATTCGAGTCATCTCAGTTTGATACTTCATCTGCGCTGCTTCACGCTGTTGCTCTACCTGCATTGCAAGTGGATCTGGTGGAGCTTGCTGCGCCTGTTGTTGCTTCATGTCTACTAATGCTTTCATGTCAAAGAGTGCTTTCTGGTATAGACCATCTAGCTCTTTACCACCTTTGAAACGTCGTACCAGGTTCTGCATAAGCTCCATAGCAAACGTGTTAAGGCTTGGGTACTCAGTAATCATTGCACCCATCTGCTGAAAGAACTGACCAGTAGTAGTCAAAAGGTCAAGACCATCCTGCTTCTCTTGTGCTTGATCTAGTGCAACCATCGAGTCGGTAGCAATTTCTATTCTGTACACACGCTCTTCAGTGTTCTGAATAACCTGCATGATAGTTTGCTTTATTCCTTCTGCTGCCGTCATAGGAGCGTTTGGATCTTCTGGTGTTGGCTCTGGTAGGTAAGGTCTTACCAATGAATCAATATCAGCACACTCGAACATTGTTTCTGGTGAAAACTGTTCTGCTATGATAGTGCCGAGTTTATTTACCGCATCACTTATAAATTTAGCGAATTGGTTTTGTCTTACAATCAGACCAAGGCTAGACCACTGGTTCTCCAATCTGTTTGCAGTTGCAGTTTTGTATTGTGCGCTTGCACCTCTAAGAAGGTCTGACACCTTTAGTGTTTCATACAGTTGTGCAAGTGCTTCTGCTCGTGCGCCTTGCAGAACACTAAGTGTTTCTACATACGGCCTAATGTCATGATATTCAATCCCGTTGGCTTGACCACCGCGCCCTTTATAATTCGGCCAGTTCATAACAGGAATAAACTTTAAGTCTCCTTGGAGAAGACTTTCAACTTGGTCACCCATTGTAGCATCGTAAAGAGCATTAGTGCGGATTGCTTGCACTGTAGCTGCTATACGAGTAGTCATTCGTTCAATCTGTAATATCTGGTCTTTTGTGTGAACGTAATCTGAGACTGGAATAACAGAGTCAGGATCTATTGACTGGTTGATTGTAGAACAAGGCCAGAAACCTTCGTACCGTATAGGTACATTACCTTCTTCAAGTACAGACTTGTCTCCTTTCTTTTGAAGCCAGTAAAGCTTGTCTGTTTCTTTACACCATATCTCAAACAGTTCAGCTTTCCCTTCGTACTTTTCTGTCTCTTGGTAACGATGTCGCTTTAGGTCTTCAGGGTAAGAGTCATACGATAGTGCTTTAGCAACATCTGCTCCGAATTTGCTTTCTGCTTCCTTGCGAGACAAGAAAGCTCGTCTTGCTTTCCATTCAATCTCAGATTCATTACGCGCATCTGATTGTAAAAAGTCACAGTATTGTATTGTATCGAGGATAGCTCTCTCTTTGGACTTAACTTCTATCTCCATCACTCCTATGGTCATGCCTTCAGGAGTTACAGTCAGTGTGGACTCATCACCTTCATACGGATTCCCCTGTGCATCTACTAAGACACCTTCAGGAGTACGGATAAGAGCAAACTCTACATTCTCTACAGCAAAGTCAGCTTCATACCTTGCCCATAGTACACCGCGTCCTGTTAAGAGAAATTGCAAGGCTGCATTGTACCCTACAAGGTCAAAGTCAAAGTGCTCGTCCATTGCAAACTGCACGTTGCGTTCTAAAACGATTGCACCTAGTTCGTGAGATAGACCACCTACTCTCTTTCTGAGCGTAGCTTCTGCCTTGGGTGTAGATGAGTAGTAGGCTGGTAAAAGCGTGTTTACAATGTACCACCAAACATTAAGCCTACGTTCAGTATCGGATAGATCCTTTCGTGCTTTGTAGACTTGTATTGATTCTTTGGCTTCGTTGATGAATTTATCGTGTAGGTTCTCTGAGGCAGATATTTGTGTGTGCCACCATGCTCCGGTGTACTTCTTTTTACTCTTGTATGCCATTATAACTTAGCTCTCTTTTGTTTGTTCCTTACCTCATTTACATAAAGCTGCAACTTTACCCTACCTTTATGAATAGTCTTAGGAGCTGGCTTTTCGTATTCCGAATCGAGCAACCGCTCTTTACAGAGGTATCTGAGGGCATCCGCTGCGTGATCATCACCAGTAGTATCTGCGTCCTCGTGATTCTTCTGACATAATTGCAGTGCTGGGAGTGATTCTATCAGATATGGGCAACTTGAGAAGATGTATAGCATCGGAGGGTCAGATTGGAGCCTACGGCGTATCTGAGACCACCCTGAAACCCTGTCATTATCTGCTCGTCTGAACGAAGGATGCTTGTACTTTGAGAATACGGCATTGAACTGGTCGTTGATAGAAGGCCCTCCATCGGTCTTAAATATCGAGGGGTCTGCTACTGCTATTGGGTCTTCTCCTACCGATAAAGAGGCAATACGCTCTGCTTGCTCCTTGTTTTCTATCTGTGTCCCGTGAAGCTCTCGGTATATGACAATGGCACCTCTTGGTATGGTTACCTCACCTCCGTCGTCTGTCTTACCGGAGCTTATAGCACCCCATACTGCTGCAAAGGGGCTCCTGTAACCCCAGTCAAAGCCGAGATAACGAGGCCAGTGCTTAGGTACATTAAATGGTGTGATAATATGTTTAGTGCTAAATTCGGGAAAGTATGAGCCTTCATGTATTTCAAAGTCACCTTCTAACCATGCTCTTACTAGCTCTGGTGAGCCTACCATGTGTAATCGGTCGATATATTCGGGGTCATTGTGTAAGAGTATCTTATTATCTTGCACCCTACTCGGAATATATATATACGGCACTTCCTTTCCTGTGCCGATTTTCCATTTGAGTAACTCCCACCCCTTTGGAGCTGGCTTGATGAACTTTTCCTTGAGCCACCAGTGCCCAGGCCCCCCAGGGTTAAAAGTAAGGATCATCTGTACCTCTGTACCCCTTAGTGCACCAAAGAGCTTAAAGATTGGGTCAGGTGAGGGGTAGTTCCCAGCTTCTTCTATAGCTGCATCGGAATTCTTATTGATTAAGCCAGTATCTCCTATATAATGATTGGCATCTTCTACAGTTATATCTGCAACCATGTGAGAGCCAATATATGAAGCTACCATCTTTCCATAAACAATGTCCTCAGTTAGATGTTTTGCCTCGTAGGTATAAGGATGCACCCACCACCGTGAACAAACATGGCTATGTGTTTGAGTGGTGCCCGACTCACCCCAGAGCTTTTCTCGGAACCATCCAACAACATCGTTTAATAATCGAGGTGAGTTTAGGACGCTTTTTAAGGCCTGGTGAAAATGTCCATCACGTGAATGGTGATCGCACTGACAACAGGATTGAGAATTTACAATTGTTTTCAAGTTGGTCTGAGCATTTGAAGCATCATCAGTTTGTGCTTCGTAACAGACCTGAGATTGTTGACAAGGTGAAAGACGCTGCAAACAATCCTTCAATTTCATTTGCCTCACTTGGAATGAGCCCAACAACCGTGAGAAAAATTTGCCAGGAAAACGACATAGATTGGAAAAGAAGAGGGAAAAATAGCAACGCTTTTTATTTAGACGAACAGTCGGTTCGTGAAGCACTACAGGGACGGACAACTCTTCAAGCTGCTGCAATTCTCGAATGTCATCCTCAGACATTGTATAATAAGTTTTCTCATCTCCTAAATAAGAGAACCAAGCCAGGCGTTTTAGATCCTCATGAGCAAACAATTCTTGAAATGCGTTACAAGAATCAAGTGCCGATTGTTGTGATTGCCGAGAAGTACAATGTTTCTGAATCGTGTGTTGCCAGGAGCATCCAACGCTGGAAGAAACGCCGTAAGCAGTTAAAACAGGATGCCAAACAGGATGAATTTGATTACCAATTTCGTTGCCGTCCTGGTCCGAAACTACAGAGCGAACGCAAGGAGCAAGATAGGGCTTAATTGTTTTAGTAACCTTTTTAGGCCCACTTAACGTCGCTATCTCGTCATTTATTTGTATATCTTGAATCTCTTTGAAAGATCCATTTGCCATCCTTATTCTAGTTCCTACCGCTACACACAAGTTTTGCCCCTGGTACTTTTCTGCATCTGAGTTATTAGCAAGTGGTCTAAAGCGTAGCCTTCCACCTCCTGCAAAGGTGAATTGTTTCTTCTGGTCATTGTAGTGAGCTTCTAAGGGTAGGTATATCTGCTTGGCTCGTTCGATAAGGTCATCTGCCTGTGGTAGCTCCTTTCGGAAGAATATGCCATTGAACTTCTCTCCCATAGTCTCAGCTTTGATAGCGAACTTTCCCAGAACGCCATCTGTCTTACCCCCACCTCTAGCTCCTCCGTAGCCTATGAGGGGTAGAGGGCAGTCTATAAGCGCTTGCTGTGGCCCTTCCTGTGGTGCCCATACGATGTTTTTTTGGGGTTCAGTCATGTGGTCAGGATACAGATTCGGGTAGGCATTAAAAAGGGGGGCATATAGCCCCCCGAACATGGTTATATTATGGCACCTACCATGCCTAGTAGTGTAGCAATGTGAAGGATGCCGATTCCTGCAAGCATTGCTAGTAGTATGCCTGAGACTTTTTCAAATATAGCGTAGATCATTTCTGTGCTCCTTTTGGTGGTTGTACTTTGAACCGCTTTAGTTCAATTCGGTGTTTTTGAGTAGTCCAGTATGAGTCTTCCTCATTGGGAGCTGACTTCCCTGTGACTACTAGCCCGTTCATCGCTTCACCGAAGGCTCTCATGCCTTCTGCGTCTGAACTAAGCAGAAACCGCCCTGTTTCGTCTCCTGCAAAGAGGTTCTCGCCATTAAGGGTACAACCTACTCCTGTTAGGCAAAACACCCCTATGATGCATAACATTCCTTTTTTCATACGTTCTCCTTTCGTTTGTTAAAACCTTTATCATTTCGACCGAGACCTCAACTGAGACCGCGACCCCGACACCGACCACGACCTCGACATCAAAATCGGAGCCGACTTCGACCACGACCTCGACCACGACCCCGACCTCGACCCCGACCTCACTTTTGAACCCTTGGTAAATCGTGTTGCCATTCAAACACATCGACGATAGCCCCAAGCGAGATTCTAACCAAACCGTCCACTGGCTCAACCTCTGACAATTCGCCTGTCTTTAGCGCATCGCTGAACCGTCCAGTGTCGGCAATCCATGCAGCATCAGATAAGATTACAAAGTTATCTGAAACCGATACGACCTTGCCCGTGTGGTACATCGTTACAGTGCGGATAAATACATTCTCACCAATCAATTCTTTCATTTTATTTCTCCTTTCGTTGTTTTAGTTGAATAACCTTTCTTTCAATGTCTTTTGGGTAAACTACATGGCCCCTAAGAGCTTTCGCCTCCCGTCTCAGACTCCTGATTACTCTCACTTCCCTCATTATTTTCGCCACCGCCAGCTTTCTTGCCATCGGGTGCAGTATAACCTTCGTCATATCCCATCCTTTCGTTTTGTTTTTTAGCCTTGGTTAAAAAGTCTTTCATAGCCTCCTCAATCATCTCACTAAAACTAATTTTTCTTTTCTTCAGCTCTGGCAGTACCGAGAGCCACAATTCAAAGTCGATATTTATGTTCGTATTCTTCTTCATTTTACTTTACCGTTTTTGTCTATGTATACAATAATACCTTTCTGTAATTCGTGCAAGCCAATGTAAGCTTTTTGGTCAAAATTGCCTATAGAGTCCAAACGGAATTATACTATTTCTGTACTACCCTTATATTTGAGTACAGCTGATAATACTTGTTTTTAAAGTTTTCCCCCTAAAAAGCCTACATTGCTTACATTGGGTACCCTTTTTTTAACTATTCTCTATACTTAAGTCATAGGGCTAGCTTACATTAGGGTTACATTGGGGTTACATTAGGGTTACATCGTGTTTTTGCCAATGTAAGCCCAATGTAAGGTCAATGTAAGGTCAATGTAAGCCTAATGTAACCTTTGGTTCTTCAACATTTTGATCCGATTTTTGGTATTTTTTCTTGAAATACCTAACCCCTTTTGGAGTCCTGTGGCCATACCCTTTTCGCTTGGTTATGTTCCTGACTGTCTGGATAGTGTGCCCTGTCTCCCTTGCCAGCTCCTTCCATATTGGCCCCATTTCAGTGCTTAGTGCCGATGCTTGCCCCATGTAGGTTTCCCACTCTACTAAGATGTCCTGCCTACATATCTTCTCGTATATACCGCAGACCTCCTCTTCGATATCCAGTGGTGCTAGTTCTGCATTCATGGCTTCGATGGCTGCTTGTGTCTCTGGCTGCATCTTGTGACCCCTGCTACATAGGTACTTCATCTCAGCTAGTACCTGCTTAGACTCTCCCATAGGATACCGCCTTCCAATGTGCTCTACTGGTAGGATTATGAACCGCCTGTTACTGCCAGGCTCCCTCAGAAGGTCGGCTGTATTACATGAGCCTATAAAGCTGGCTCTGTTCTTCCTCGCTTCTGACTTCCTCTCGTAAGCACCCCTGAAAGTGAACTTGTCGTTACTGATAATAGTCTTAATCAGTCCCGTGTCTGTCTTGTGTGTTCTATCGAACTCTTCAATATGGACACAAAGAGTGCTTGTGATGAGGTTTAAGGTGTCTGACTCGTTTGTTTGTACTGTAAAACCTGTAAATAGGTGCTCTAATCCTCCCAACATCTGCTTTATAAAGGTATCTTTCCCAAGCCCCTGAGCGCCTAGTAGAATGATAATTCTATTTTGAATCGTTGGATCTTGGCACCTTGCCCACATGGTAGATCCCCAAGTCTTTAAGATGTCCTCTACCATCTCTGTGGTATAGCCTTGTACCTCAAGGTTCTCAGCAAAGACTTTGAGCCTCTCTAATCCGTCCCACTCTGGAATGTCCACCATGAGGCTAGCTCTGGTCTCGTAGGTAAGGCTCTGTATATGGTCTTCTGCTGCTGATACCGACCAAGCGTCCCCAAGGTCTCTGATTCTACTCCTAATCCGCCCTAACATCAGACTGCTAAGGAGTGGCACCCATTTTCTTCTCACTTGGTCGTAAACATGCAAATCTTCGGTGAATAAGTCCCTCTTTACCTCTCCGAACATGTCCCTGACGAGTGCTATGTAATCATTTCGTTGCTTCTTTGGTTCTTTCTTCTGTTTGTAAGCCATGATACCATCATATTTATACGCCCATGTCTTTTGCTACATAGGTGTTCCTTTTGTCCCCACCCTGCGAAGGGTGGGGTTTTCATCTTAAAATGTATAGTCATCGTCCTCAAACGATATATCTATATCATCCAAGGCATTGATCATGGGTTTTTCTAAATTCGGAATGTTTTCTGGCTCCGGTTTATTTTGAGACACTGTTTTCCGTTTCGAGTTTAGCCACTGACCAGTAGAATCACACTCCTGACCAGATAGCTCTGGTAGCTCGTGATCTAGCGTCCAGCATTTACCCTCAGCGTTCCAACGGCCACCAGCATCTTTAATTATTGCCTTTAGCTCCTGAAACCGCTCCATTTTAGGGTAGATTTTATAGTACCGAGTCTCAGAGACTTGCTCCTCTACTGGCTCTACTTCTACCTCTACTTGTTGTGGTTCCCTCTGAGGGGCTTGTGTGGGCTCCTGAGCGACTTTTATGGGTGCCTTGGGTGCTTTGGGTACGTCGTACTCTGAGGGCATCTCTTCAGCCGTATAGAGCCCATTTAGCTCCTGTGGGAAAGCTTCTCTCAGGGCTATGCTTTTAGCTACCTTAGTAAGCATCACACGGGGCATTTGTCTCCAGATAGGAGTGTCCTTGCCATACTCTTTCATGAGTGCGATTCCTTCTGATGGAAACCGTCTATCTTTGCGGTACACTCTACAGATTGCCTTTGTTGGCTGGTTGTCGTTATCGACTTCCGTTTCCATTCCGTCAAATTGAGGGTGGTTGTTAGCAATTGCTAAGAACCCATTGATCCCAGTCATAACTTGGAGCCGTCCACCTGCTTTAATTGCCCACACTTCTTTTTTGAAGGGGTTTAGTCCTGTGCTTTTACAGTGCTCTGCAAATAACCGAAATTCGGGCTCGCTTAATCCCTGTGCTACCGTAGCCTTTAGAGTGTGAATCATACGGTTGTCATCATAGTTTATAGTTGGTGTGTTGTTTTCCATGCCTGCTGGCCTCCTTTTTTTATTTCTTCTTCTATCTTCTCAACCACCCATGCTGAAAAGCTTTTTCCTTGCGCCTTGCATATATGGGTAATTAGAGCGTGTTGAGCAATCGGTACATAGACCGTCGCCTTGTGTTTTTCGTCGGGACTTCTCGGTTTTTTCATAGGGTACTCCTTTTTTCGTTAGTCAAAAAATGATTTATATATATGCAAGTCGTATATTTGATCGAGTGCTTCCCAAGGTGTGAGTGCCGATCCGTCTTCATACGCTGACCACATAAGATTGATCAAATATTGATAATCCTCGTGTGATATTTTTCTTTCTGCTACGGTCTCAAAGAATGAGACTGGAAACGCGAATTTGAAATCGTCTGTGTTTAAGTCGCTCATTTTACCCCAATGTTCAGTTTTTCTATCATTTTTACACCCTCAATTTCACCACCTGCTTTTAGATCGTCGAGAAGTGCTTTTTTATTCGGTTCCACGGTCGTTTTGATCCGTTGATAGGGTACTGGCAGGAGTGTTGGATCTATCTCAATTTCAACCGATTGCGATTTCCGCCAGGTAATCTTATGCCTTATGCTTTCGTACTTCTCTCTCTCTTCAAGCTGGCTCTGTAAATACGAGAGCATATTATCTGCTTTCGTGTCGTACCCCTTCGCTCTATCTGCTAGGCTCTTGGCTTCGTTCTTGCATCCCGTGGCCATATGCCGAAGGTGTTTGATAAAGCTAATCACGTTCTCGATTTTCTCGGCACGTTCAAGAGCGAGTGCTTCCCACGTATCCCGTAAGGTCTGATCGTCCAGTTCTTCTTCGATCTCTGCTAGTTCTAGTAATTCTAGGTTAATCTCATATAGTGAGCTCATTTTCTTCTCCTTTTGTTAGTGATTAGCGTAACCACAGCCGTAAAACTTTCCTATTTTACCGCCGTCGTCGTGAAAGATGCGTCCATATTGATCGATCCATCGATTGTTATTCGTTCGACAAAATCGAAGTCCGTTTTCTTCGATCAAAACTCTTGTTACTGCGTATTCCATTTTTTCTCCTTTTGTTACTAAGCTATATAAACACCACCACCGATCGCATCTCCCGATCGTGGTTGTGCTTCTAGAATTTCAGCGATTAGATCCTGTTCTATGACCACCGAATAGGTGTTTTTATGATTCCCCACTAAATGCCATGAGGTGGGGTAGCTACTGCCAGTATTGTGGTTCAGAATTGTTTTCCCAGTTTTTGGATCAATCATTGCGACTAATCGATCGCCTTGAATGAAGATCAATCCCTTTCGCAATTCTGGATACACTACGCACTCATCTGCTTTTCTCATCTTACCAATTTTTACCATTACTCTTTTCATAATGTTTCCTTTTGTTAACAAACGTTTCTTTTAAATTGATCTCTTGTCATTAAAGAAATTTCGTAGCTGGTAACGTGCCGAGGGAAGGGATCTCTGAATCGAATTAGGAATCCATGCGTTTTTCCGGTGTCCTCAATATTGAGTGCAATCATTTCCAACGATCCAAAAATTCTTTCCATTCGGTTTATTCTGGCATCGAAACGTTGGCTTCGTCGTTTATAGTCTCTCATTTTTTTGCGTAGTGGTGTCATAGTGTCTCCTTTTGTTGTCTTTACAGTTTACCGTCAAACGATGTTACAGGCAAGTCTTAAGCAAGTTTTTTTCCCGTTCGCTGAAACGATGTTCTCTCACGCTCCGGTGATTGCCCAACAATGAATTGGGTTTTATGTTAGGCGCGCTCATGTATTGCAAGCACTGATCGCCGTGAG